CCAAAAAGCACTCCAATCGCATATAAGGTTATACACCTTCGATCCAAGTATGGACTTATACTGGTGAAATAAGGAAGATAAAGATTCCTTCCCTAAACGCCTCCATCTTATCGGAGTTACGTCATATCCTTTAAAGAATATTTTCCCAGCAAATTCTGCGGCGTGGCCAGAAAGACACTTATGGTGCGACACAGGTATCTGATAGACCTTTGTCCAGCTCATGTATAGGTTCTTGAGCCTTTCATTAGCTATGATAAGGTCATCACCAAGTACTCTGAAAGAATTAAATGGAACAATACCAATCCACTTACAAAGTCCCGTTAGTAACAAATTATGTGTAAGCGAGAACAAAGGAAACGAGGGCATCAATCCCATTGCCTGTCCTTTCAATACTTTGATTAACTTACCATCATCTGAGATCGGTAAGTCAAAATATTGTAGGAATTCTGAGGCACCTAGTCCTTTGAGTACAGTACTCTGTAAGGACATAGGGAAGTGCCACGTCGCATCCTTTAGGTCAATCGACCACAAGGGTTTACCAGATAACTGGTTCTGAACAACAAATCGATGTCCAGACTCTTGATCAAAAGTGCAATCTGTCGGAGTATGTCTCAATATATCAAGGAGATATAATTGAAGACTTCGCAATTTTGCCTGAACAGGAGGAAAACCAACTAGGATCAATCGACTCTTACCACCACTATCACCAATAATTTTCAAGTTTCCTTGAAACATCAATGGTAGGGGGTCATCTGCTAATTCTCTCATGTATAAAAGAGAAGTAATCTGATGATCTAACGGTGATCCAGGTAAACCACATGCGACATACTGTGCATAACTCCCAGTTCTAACTGGTGTTATTGCTACAGATTGCCCTGTAGGTCTTATCTCATCCGAGCACACTTTATTATATTTCTTTCTTACTAATTTCAGAACTAAATTAATAAGGTTCTCAAAGAAAGGAATAGACTCAACGGGCTTAGCATATACAGGTTCTTTTATTACCTCTGGACTATCCAGAGGACCTGGTATCGATTGGTATACATTTATATAGGACAAACACCTTCTTATTTCAACTATATTCTCCTTTATAATAGCCCTAATCAAAGGTTTGAACATAGATTCAAAGCGTTTTGGATAAGTATATCCATTATATCGTGATACACGAAACCATGGAAGGGAAAATTCTTTATTTCCGGCCAAAAGTTGTAGGGCCCAGGCCTTAGCCTGCTTCAAAAGGTTACAAAATCCTTTTAGACCATGGTGCTTCAAAAGGAAATCTAGTTCTCGAGCCATTGGTGTACAACTAATGCAAACTTTAATAAAGTCAATTGAATTTGTTTGCATTCTGATATGCCCTTTCGGGTTGTGTCAGGGTACACAGGGGATCTTTGTGAAGGAGAGAGGTTTAATCCCTCCCGAT